TGATGCCACTATAGTCTTGAAACTCTGCTAAGAACTCTTGGGCAAATTCACGTGAATCTAAATCTCTTTTGGCACTTTCTATTTCTTCTTCTGTAATCCAACCGCCATCTATTGTTCTATATGTGTGCGTATTCCATTCTTGTTGAGCACCTGCTCTAACATATAAATCGTAATACCAGTTGCCCTTCCCCTTTGGGGTGCCTATGAACAATGCTCCACCTTTTGTATCTGCTAACATAGGTCTACATATAGTGCTCCATACTTCAGGGTGTAGGTCAGCACACTCATCCATAACAATATAGTCGAAGCGTGATCCACGTAAGCTCTGAGGAGAGTCTGCAGATCGAATGAATATTTTGCTATCATTCTTCAATGTAATAGTTAAGTCTGATTTGTTTACGTTTTTAATCCAGTTTTTAGAATACAGTCTATCTAGAAGTTCATCCCAAATCACCGTTTTTGCTTGTCGATATGTGCTGTATAATGCCAACACTCTTTGCTTTGGTTTTACACTATGTTTGGCTATTTCATTAATGGCTAACATACTTTTACCAAAACGTCTACCGGCAACTACTATTCTAAATCTGGTACCATCATTACTGATTACTTGTTGAGGTTTACTCAGTTTCATTATACATGTTGCCAAGTTTTGCGTATTATAATATCTCTGATACATCCTGGTGTAACACCATAGTCATCGCCAATTGGTTTATATCCATCTGTAGCACTTTGTGGTTTGTATCTATTTCTGATATCAATTATATCTGCTTCTTTGAACTTACTCATTTTGTGTTTTGAGCCCACAGTTATATTGCCATCTTTTCTAATTTTATCCCATACGTCTTGTTGATTGTTACGTTTTAAATGTTTTGGATTACAACACTTTTTATTACCACATGCTACTGTTACTTTATATTCTGTTGAAATAGGATTGGTGTTTAATCCTTTAGCATTTATAAAGGCAAAACGTGCTGGTCTATGCAATGTGTTACCAGCGGCAAACAATCCATATCCATATTTGGTTATTGCCAGTTTCCATTCCCAACATTCATTAGGCTTTCCTATATCAACGTGAGTCCAAAATCTATCTACATCTTTTTGTGTTATTGGTTTTTTTAATCTTTTATAATAAGTCATTTTCTCTCATTGGTCCCATGGATCATCATCCCATGGGTGCGGCTTCATTCCTCCGCCTACTGGTATCAACACTTCTTCATCGTCCCAATTATATACTGGCTTTTTAATCTTTTGAAACATCAATTTGACTGCATAACTTTCTGGGTCTATTGCTTGTTCCAAATAATCTGCTATAGCCTGTTTTACTGCTTCATAGTCTTTGGGGTCGTTGCTTTTAAATCCTTGCATTTTCATCTTGGTAAATGTTTCCACGTTTCATTTTGATGTATGCGTTCTATTGTGCTGGTGCTTACATTCAATATTTCACCCAACTTCTTTTGTGTTATTTTGTAGTGTTGTTCTATTGCCCATATAACTTGTTTTTCAGTAAGTGTAGCATTGTAGTTGTCTTCGCCTCTCATTCTGGGTGGCTTAACATATCTACCTTTTGCCATGCAGTCCAGTATGTTATCTCTAACAGTACCTATTTTTAAATGGTCTGGATTTACACATTGTCTATAAGTTATGTCATTGTTTTCATAGTGTTGGTCACAATCATGTAACACACAATAATCATTTACGTCTTGTTCTGGAAATTTGCCACTTATTAATGCACTAAATCTATGTGCTGTGATGTAACGCAAACGTCTACCATCATGGTCATCATACTTATACCACCAATTAATGTATCCAGTGTTTTGAGTGTTGCCTTGAAACATGTGACAACCGTTTGGCATTATTTTTATTCTGTCATGAAATCGTTGAATATAATGTGGTTCTATATTACACACATGATGTGGTTCGCCTGGTGGACCACTCTTCTTTATTTTTGATTCAGCCATGTTACACGTTTATGGTTTGAACTGTTTCTGGCTTTTCTTTGTTTATTTCACTTCCATAACCTATTATAGTTATTAATACAGTAAGTGGTAAGAACCACAAGTTAATTAAACTTAACATGTGTCCCCACACCATACTAACAGCAATAAGGCTCCACACATTTAGTGGGCCACATATACGTTGTTTTTGAAATTGTGAAATGTCTTTGATTTTTGGTTTGCTTATCTTCATATCTTTTATCCTTATGTGTTTGTGAAAAAGTGCCTGACTGAAATGCTGACATTTGCATACGTTTCCTATTACGTTATGCGTCTGCACCAGCCAGGTCTTACCTCACAAACTTATTCTTCATCTTGTTCCTTTGTGGTCCATGGTAGCATACTATCATCGTCTCCACCTTGTATGCCATTGTCACTCATACTTAACCACTGTTTACTGAGCCATATCATCATGACCCTATCTCCGTTCATAGCAGTTTCAAACATCTTTTGACGTAGTTTCTGCTTCGTAGTTTGTGTTCCTTTTATATATAAATCGCGAAAGTTATCGCGTAGAGTACCTTCTGGCACACTATAAAAGTCACTCAAATCTTTCCAACTACAATGTAGACATGCTAATTTATAGAATTCATCTTCTGGTATAACAGTTTTATTACGGCCCACAACTCTGCCTACAACGGTCTTTTCACCCATTTTGATGTTTTTGACTTGATAGGTAGTTTTGGCTGTTTTTTCTGATTGCCCAGTCATATATGCTATTCCTGTAATGTTGTCCACTATCAGTGTTACCTGATACTGTAATTGCAATGTTATTTATCTTCGATAACTTCTTTTGGTTAATATATTATGTGTTTTAGGCTTTTTCTTGCTGTATGCCCACCATTTACCCAATACATACACATGACTACACAACCAAATATCAGTTTGTGTATACACTTTCTTTAAGTATGCTTCATCACTTTTTGAGATATAACCTCGGCGTTTATATTCACTTGCTATGCGTTGTATGTCATAATGCAAGTGATAAGGTATTTGTCTTCTACCATTACTGCTGTATTTGTAGTAGTCATTCATGTTAGGCGGTATTGTGCCCATCATGTCACCTCTACTGTTGTCAAACAGTTTTACAGCATATTCTAAGTGTGTTTCTAGGTCTGATACAATCATTATAACAGTATTTAACTGTTATCGATTATTTGGCTTGGTTATGTATTGTTGTGCTGTGATTTTTACCAATTGTTCTGTTTGTTGTCTAAGAAATAACAATTCAAACTCCATACGCAATTCAAACATTTGCAATTCGAACTTATTAGTGTATACAAAAGGTCTTCTTTCACTGAACTTCATGTATATATTTATTCAGCAACAAGTACCTGTTCTGCACGTTGTTCTTCTGCTTTTATAAATGCTTTGTGTTGCACTTCTTGTTCTAAAAACGTAGGATTAGTCCATGCTGTTATGCTTTCTTCTTCAAAGTTAGCATATTGCCAATAAGGTTGTTGATGTAACACATAATTTAAGTTACCTACACCTTCACATTTGTCTGTGTATATTGCATCATGACACCACATAATTACATTTGTTTTAGTTTGTGTCATCACTGTTTGCATAACAACTGTTTCCATTTGTTGATACACATAACTTTCAAACTTACTTTGACTGTATCTGGTACTGTTATTCAAGTAACGTTTTGCTGTTGCTTTGGGTATTTCCTCTTTTAACAGTTCAGTGAACTGGTCAAGTTCTGCTTTGAGTTCTACAATAAGTGGATGATTAACAAATCTAACTCTGTCTGCATCATTCCATATGATGTCTTTGATTGCACCAAAACTGCTTGATGTTTTAGCACCAAATCCAATCATATTTAAGGCTTTTTTGATTAAGCCAATTTTAACTTCTAATGTGGTGTTGGTATCCTGCAAACATTGTGTTGCTAGTACCTTTCTGTTACGAGCTTTGTTTTCTACTATGTCTATAAGTGCTGGTGTTTTTATATCTGGAGCATTTTCTTTGATATAACCCAATCTAAATGCATAACTGGCACTGGCTATGTCATACTTGTAACATTTACCCAATGCGGCTTCTCTAACTTCACTGCTAACAGTATTTTGTATGTTTACACCACGCATGTATATTCTGCCATATGGTGAGCGACTGTATTCACAACTTAACACACCACCGTTTGCTTTTGCACAATCTAATACTTCACAAGCATGTGCTATGTTGCGTCTCAATTTGTGTTTGTATACTCCATCAGTTTCTGTTTGATAACGCATTGCTGTTCTCATAATAAAGTTTGCTAAACTTTTCATATCTATAGAGATATCTATAACATCTTCTGTGGGTATTGAGTATATGCTGTCAAAGTTCTCATTCATTCTGTATTCAATAAGTTCTCTATCACTTACTAAACTTTTAACTTCACTGGGTGTAGCACGACCATTCATATTGTTACCCTGCGTAATCATTATGTAAAGTGGATAATTGTCTCTAAGCCATGTATACCACTTTTTACCCATATTGTAACGTTGATTGATGTGTTGTGCTATGTCATGCACATAAACTAACTTTTTATTGTCTACTTGTTGTGCATTTGTTAATTGATTAACTGTTCTTAACAAATAACTCCTAGCAATTGATTCATAACTAGTGCCTCTGTTATTTTTTGCAGTTATTGGTGATACTGTTTGCATTGCAGTAACTATTTCAGTTACACTTGGTATCGAGTTTATTACTTTCTTAGCCATCTATTTCTTCCTCATGTCCTCATATATAGATATTACTTCTTACATATATACTATATGCGGTTATATCAAATCATCGACGGTTATATCAAATTAATTTACACCGTTCATTACTTTTAAATGCTCTACCAATGTAGGCTCTGCATCTTTAATTTTTGTTACTTGGTCAGTATATGCAATTAAACTTTTAAATAAATTGCAACTGTTGTATTCAAGTTCCCAATACTTTTCAATACTAAATTGACTGTCAGCATCAATTACCAATGTGGGTATATTGTCTGTTTCTCTACTGGTACTTGATTTATTTTTAAAATAAAACTCTTTGTCAGGTCTTTTACTGTCTAATTTAACTACATATCCAGCATCTAGCATTTCTACCATTGCTTTGTAGTGAACATGATTATCGAACTCTTCAGAATAAAAACTGATTAGTTCTTCTAATTGCATAGGAGTTGTTTTGTGCATTAACACAAAGTGAATACCTCTATATTGTGAATTGCGATCCAAACTTGGTCTATGCGGTCCTACTTTGACTGCATACAAGTTATAATCGAATGTGTTTAAGGATGTTCGGTTCTTCTTCATTATAATCTCCATTATATTATGTATTGAGCTCCAATTCTTCTAATACATATATATTTATACAAATACGTTAAATTATGGGCAAAATAATGAGTCAAAAAAAAGACCTATCACTGGAGTAATAGGTCTTTTACCTTTTAGAAGTTTATCTATGGCACAATTAGTATTGTGCTTAAATAATTTTTAACATTAAATGGCATTATAACATTAAAAATGTTGAAGAGTGATTTGTTAAGTGACTAACATATAACCGATATTGATATAATAAGTGGAGCTCATAATATTAATTGAGTTCGAACATATAAGATATGTTCTACTCTTCAACATTATTATTTATCTATAATAGGCTTTTTTGGTATGTTTTTTGATTATTGTGTATTCGTTTGGTGGGTTTGGTGGGTTTGGTATACCGTTACGATCCGCTAGGTCCATACCGGTCAATCAATGGACGCTGTGGGTCTAACGTAACTGACTTCTAGCCCAACTCAAAGCACTAGCACCGCCCCAACCTAAATAGGCTTGTATTGCTCTGCTTTCTTCTGGTTTAAGTCCTTGACGTTTAGCACGGTCATAGTTGTCTTTTGCTCTTGCAAGATAACTAGCCATACGTTGTATAGTTTGCATACTTACATTGTCACCATTTGCAAGTTGATTAGCCCTAGCAAGTCCTACTCTGGTCATTGCTTTTTTACTAGGAACTGCTTTTTCTCTGGCTTCTAAGGCTTTTTTTGCGTTGTTTCTAACACTTTGTGGAGGTACTGGCATTACATAGCACCAACAATACTTGCTATAACAGTAACTAATGTAGTAATAGTACCTGCCATAATAATCCACAGTCTGTTGTCTAATCTATCCAGTCTTTGTGTAAAGAATGTTCTGTTTTCTTTTATTTGTTCTTGTAAGTCATTCACTTTGTTCTCGAGAGCATGATGCTCTTTGGTATTTTCTTTTTTAAGTTGAACTAATTCTGCTTGAACTGTTTGTGCTGTGGGTTTAGCCATGGGATAGTACCATTTCTCTAGTTTTTTTGGCAATTGCCGCTAATTCATCATATTCGGCTTTAGTCATACCATCTTTTAGTTCTTGTGGTGCATCTTCATATGCTACATCTGTTAAATCAGTCATTTTCGAATCCTATTTTCTTTCTTAAGTCTGTTAGTTGTTGTTTGTCTTGCACTATAACGCAAGGTGTTGGAGTATTATTTTCTTTTTCATCTGGATGGCTCCAAAAAGCCACTAAATGCAAATACTTTTTTTCTATTTTCTCTACTACAGCCAACAATGTGTCTATACTAGTGCCTTCATTATACTCCAATAATAAGGCTTCATAGTTTGTAGCACTATAACTTGCTACCCAGGTTAACTCGTTGCCGGGAGATCCTGTTTTGACATGTAAGATTTTATCTTGCATGTAATACTTTTTAGACCAGGGACATACTGTGGCAATTTTGTCAAAGTATGCATTCCAATCTACTTCTTCTTTGAACCTCTGTTCTTTTTCTTCTTTTTCTTCTTTTTCATGTAAGCCATGCATTTCTCCGTTGTTGTATCCTTTGTGTTACTCTTTAAATTTATTACATTGTAGCCTGTGTTATTTTCTGCCAAGCACTACCATCATATACACATACTTGTCCTAATGTAGTGTTAAACACCATATCACCTGCCGCCGGTCCACTTAGTGCATTTATTTGTGTAGTTGTTAAGTTCTGTAAACGCACACTAGAATTAAATTCTGTTCTAGCACCTGAAAGTTCTACTTTGTCATTACTGTTAGTGTGGTCTCTTAAAATTAAATTACCACTGCTTTGTTCATTAGTAATATCCCATTGTGCTTTTACGGCACTATTACTGTGATGTGAACTTAATCTTACTGTTGAATTACCTACACTATCATACTGTAAGCCACCGCCACCAGTTGTTGTTCCTGATTTAGGTTGTATTTCTAGTAGAGTTCCTGCTTTTGTTCCTAAGAACTTAGCATCTAAGAATGTGTGGTATTCATGTGTAGTTCCAGCTCTTCTAGTCCATACAGTAGCATTACTGCTGTCACCATAATCTGGTGTAGGTGCAAGTGTAATCATACCGTCTGTTTGTGCGGCTATGGTTACGTTACCACCTTTTGTTGTAAAGTTAGTTTGTTGATTAATACCACTATCAGCATTTGCATTGTTTCTAAAATAACCTAAACTTCCGCCTAATGGATATGGAGAAGTTGTAATATGAACGTGTGCATTTGCGGCTCCAGTGTTAATATTTGCACTACCTACATCTGCTGTTAAAGCCGCTGGTGGATTAACTTGGTCTGCACCTTGGAATGCAAAACCTGTAACTTGCCCTGCACCAAAACTTACTCTACCAAGCACCTCACCGGCTAGCATAGTATAGTTAGAAGCATTACCGTCTGGTTTGTTTCCTCTAAATGTTTTAAAATGCAAACTAGGTGCTTTTAATGAATTTAAGTCTAATGTTGTATTGCCAGTTGGCCCAATTGTTGCCCAGTTAGGCAATTCTGTTAAATCATCAAAATTACCAGTGTAAGTGTTAAAGAAGAATGTGCTCTTAGGACTATTTGGTCCATCGCTATATGTTATACCATCATCTTCAACTATAACACCAAGTGGTGATGGATTGTTTGTTTCTATTCTTCCACTAAATGGATCTGGTGTTGTTGCTGGTCCTACTGTTAATAATCTAGGATATCTTACAGCACTTTCACTACCACTGTCTATGTCAGCACTTTGTTTAGTGCCTATACTAGTAAATGCTATAGTAGATGTGTTTGCATAACTTATAGCATCATAAGTTAAGTTTGCAAGTGTTTCAGCATGTTCAAAACTACCCAATCTACCATATAGTGTGCCAGTATTAATAGCACTATTTGATGCACTTCCTGGCGTTGTTAAATATTTAAGTTGTGTATTAGCATCGGTTGTTTGTGCCGCACCTGGATTTAAAATAATAGATAACGCAAATGTTCCACTTACTGTAGCATTCTCACTAAAAGTTATGTCATTACCACTTATGCCTGTTGAAAATGCCTGTATTGGGAAAATATCATCTCTTTTACCTGATGCGGCATTAAATATAGTCCAACCTTTATCACTACCATATAATCCTGCACTAGGGTTGTTTAGACCATTTGTTCCTACACCAATTGTGTTTACACCAACACCAGTAAACACGTTTGCTAAACTTGTTCCTGTCATATATGTGGTGTATAATGGACCTCGTAATGCAATAATTCCAAATCCTGTATTTATAGGTGTTACGTTTGCAATTGGTGAACCTGCTGTTGTTGTCATAGTAAGAAGCACAGGAGGAGCATTTGTTCCTAATGTAGTTGTTGCTGGCAATGTAGGTTGTGTAATAGAATAACCTGTTGAATCAACATCAACAAGTTTACTTGTTATACTATCAACAGTTTTGTTCATATGGACACCATTTTGTTGTCCTAATAAATTTAAGTTTGCACTTGCACCACTTGTAATATTATCTGTTTGTAAAGTTCCTGTAGAAGGATTAAATGATAATTTACTTGAACTTACTTCTAATCCATGATTACCAGTAGCCGCTGGACTTAGTGTTACATAATGTGGTGCATCAGTTGAAGTATCATCTGTTATTGCTACGTTTGTGGCATTTATTGCGGTTTGAACACTATCTGCTGGTGTAAATGTAAATGCACCTGTTCCACCATCATATGCTAAACTACCACCGCCACTTGCACTTGCAGGAGTGCCAACACTAATGTTGCCTCTTGCTCTTGCGGCTGTAAAGTATAAATTTGTGCCTTCACTTAAATCACTAGTTGACTTAGCAGTAAAGCCTGCGTCTACTCTAGCATCTGCTCTTGCATCTGTGTAGTATAAGTTAGTGCCTTCACTAAGGTCACTAGTACTAAACGCACTCATATTAACTGCTATGTCATCTGCGTTTACTGTTATGCCTGTGCCTGCACCTACGTTAAGTGTTACATCTCCTGATGCTCCTCCACCAGTAAGACCTGATCCTGCTACAACACTTGAAATGTCACCTGCAATACCAGTTAAGTTTGAACCATCACCGTGGAAATAGTTTGCATTTATGTTTGCACCTGTAATGTTGCCTGAAGCAATCATTATTTGTGCATTAACGTTTGAGTTTGCTACTAAGTTTGCACCTTGAATACTGCCGGATACATTAATACCACCTGCACCTGTAATTGTTTTACCACTGGCAATACTAGCACCATTATTAATTTGAATTTGTTCTGCAAAAGGAATTTGGAATAATTGTAAGTCTTCATGTGTTAAAACATCAGTAAATTGAGTTTGTATAGAGCCATTACCCTGTTTGTTTATTCTTAACCTACCTCTTCGTAAATCTGTGCTAGGATTACCAGTAAAGTCACTAGTGTTTTCTACTCTTAATTGAATTGGGTTAGTACTACCTGTTATGTTACCTGCATAAAAGTCTAAGTCTGTTAAGTCAACAGTAAAGTTATTTGAACTTGTAGTTACGTTTGTATCACCTAAGCCATTATTTTGTAATCCACTAGGTGATAATCTTGTTGCAAATGAAGTTGGCTGTGTAGCCATTCTTGCAAGTAGAGGTGCAAATAAAGAAACATTAGGTTTACTTGTTGTAGATGTATTTGAATGTATATTGATTACACCAATACCACCGCTTTCTGCTACGTTTATTGCTGTAGCAGTATCAATATTGCCTGTTGCTGTAACTGTTGACGGTATTAGTGCGCCTGTGTATGCACCTATTCTTGCGTCTGTTCTTGCATTTGTGTAATATAAATTTGTGCCTTCTGCTAGGTCACTAGTGCTACTTGGTATTGCATATTCTGTGCTACCATCATTACTAAACTTCCATTTGTCAGTGCTTTCATCCCATTTGATATAAGTGTTTGAACTTGAACCTCTGTCAACAAATATTTGACTGTTTGCACTAGGTGTTCCTGTTGCACCAAATTGTAGTGTAATGTTTCTATCTTCTACAAATAGGTCAACAACTGTTTCTGAATTTATGTTTCCGGTAACATTTAAATTGCCACCTATTGTAGCATTATTTGTTACTTCTAATCCTAAGGCACCTGTGCCTTTTAGTGTTACTGCTTCTACATTTGCACCACTAGTTATGTTCCCTGATGCTACTAGTGTTGTTGTTGTCATTGCGGCATTACTGTGAACATTGCCGCCTGATATGTTACCACTTACTGATAAACTATCTGGTGATATTTCACTGTCTACTACTAAACTTGCATAATATTTTGTTCCATCATATAAAACATTTAAAATGTTAAATGCATTTGCAGTAGCATCTAAACTAGAAAAATCATTTACAAAATCCCAATTAGCCCATTCTAAAGGAAATGTAGATGTGTCTATTATGTTGTTACCTAAACTGTCTTGATTTAAAAATACAGTAGCACTACCACCACTTTGTATGTTGTTTAAATCTAATTTTGTAACATTGCCACTTAGTGTAAATTGATGTATTGTTCCTGCGGCTATGTTTGCACTGATATTACCACTAACTGTGCCACCGCTTACTATTGTTTCTTGATATTGTTGTAATGTTAAATTACTTAAATTTTGGTCAAAGCCAATAACACCTGTGCTACTATCATATGTAATAGGCAATGTGTTTGATAAATGTGCTCTTACTTCACTGGCACTTGGTCCTGTATAATTTATTACACCAGTTGCATTTGAATATGTTAAACTGCCGTCTCCACCACTGTCAGTTACACTAATTGCTTCTCTAACTGCGGCATTACTAACAGCACTAACTGTTGCAAAACTGATGTTTGCTGGTGTATTTGTTACTGTTACTACATTACTAGTGTTGTTTACACTAATGTTTGCTGATGTTTCTGTTATTACTATGTTGCCCATTTATAACTCCTATGTTGCTGTAACAGTTATAGTTATATCGGCTCCACCACCGCCACCTAAACTGCTGTCTAGAATGCTAATAGTATCTCCAATTACATAGTCTTGTCCTCGTGTAATAATGTCAAAATCACATACACCATTGGCTAAAACTACTGCTTCGAATGTTGCACCATTGCCTGATTGTCCAGTAGTTGCACTTGGTCCTGATGTAGTACCTGTAATGCCTGAATATGTGCCTGGTGTTCTCGATGCATCGGCTGTGCCTGCACCTGTAAATGTGCTTATAGCACCTATGCCTAATGGTAAAAATACGTTACTTAATCTTGGATTTCCTACAGTGACACCTGGTTCGTATCTTTGTATTTGAGCATGTCTATGACTTTCAACAGTTGCTGGTGTGCTACCATTATCTTGCCATTTTATTTCTACAACATTAATAGGCACATTGGCCCTTGCATCTGGTTCAATTGGTCCAGCATATAAATTAGCAGGAATAGTAATATTTACTGTTCCGTCTGCGTTACTTACTGGTACTACATTACCACTAGTTGTAATTGTGGTATTTGCAAAAACACCTACTACATTACTGTTAGTAAAATTAGGATTACCTGTGTTTAAATCATAACTTAATGTATCAACGACAATAGTTTGACTTGACATACTAAAGGCGTATTGTGCTATGTTGGATGGGTAATCATATTGAAATGTTTTTTGAGTACTTGGAAATACTTCAGAAATAATTGAATTGTTGCTTCCACCTAAATATTGTGAAAAGGATAGTAATCTACCTGACATGTTCTCTCCTGTTGGAAATAGCGTTATAATGGTGTTCCATTATAACTTTATAATACAGTATTTATGCTTTTATTATAAAAATAGGTTGTTTTATGTAACAACAGAGCCTGTTATAAATCTTACATTACCATGTGGGTAACTAAAACTTACAAATCCATCTTGAGTGTAACTTATGTTTGCTGAAGAGCGTCCTCCTCCACCAAATGAATATTCGCCTATACTTGGATTCTGATTAGAGCCTGATCCAGTACCAGAACTTCTACCACCACCGCAACAAACAAAAGTATTAGCACCATCATATATAGGATTATATTTAAAAGATACGTAATCTTTTGCGTTGCCAAAATATGGAAATTGTTGAGCTGGATCATTACTGTTTACACTACTGTTAGCGGCAAACCTAGCACCATGTCCACCAGTTTCAGGAGCAAATTCTGCCGAACCACTACTAGCATAAGTTTGGTTACCTGTTGATACATTGGCTCCGTAAGCATTTGTATTTGATGTAACACCTACAAAAGCACCACTTATACCAAAGGCTCCACCACCTCCCATTCTACTACCATACGTTCCTGGTCCATAACCATTACCACTACTACCACTTGCAAAAGCAACAAATTGACTAAAATTATTAGCCCATGTTCCGCCTGTGGTTGCTAAATCAGTATTAGCAGTTGCTAATCTTTCAGAAGCCTTACCTCGTCCACTACCACCCTTGCCACCAATGTTAGTTGCTCCACCACCTGCTAATGCAATTCTTCTAACAGTTGTAGAACTACCATAATTTGTAAATATAGTTGAATTTGCTTCTGGATTTGTAGGTGCACCGGATTGAGAAGTCGTTGATCCGCCTACTGTAACTACATGTGTTCCAACACCACTAAAACTTTCTATAGTATATATGTTTGCTCTAGGATATTTTAAAATACCTAATTCACCAGCACCAGCACCTGCAGGACCTCCTAGGCTGTCTCTTTGTCCGCCTGCACCTATAACAGTTCCTCTAAATGATATACCCATTGCTGAAGCATCAAAATAACTGTTACTGCTGTCTGTTCTAAAGTATCTGTTCCAAACATTTGTGTTACCGCTTTCATTACCAAAACTTGTAATTGTTAAATTAGCATTACCAACTGTGGTAAATTGATGTATTTTATGACTACCTGCTTCAATAACTGCTGTTGTTGTGGTATCTCCACCACTTATGTTATCTCCAATTACTTCATATATGTATTGACTGTCTGTATTTGCAAGTACTACACTTGAACCGGGTCTTATAACACTAAAAATAAAATCTTTATGTCCTGCACCTGTTGTGCTTACAATAGTTTTAGATATACTAGCATTGCCATTAGCATCTAAAGTTAAATTGCCTGTAAGTGTAGCATCTGCAAAGTCACTAGATGCAATATTACCTGTGATTGCATAACTTACTATACTGTTAGCAAAATTACTATCTATTGCAATATTTAAAGCATTTGCTTCTACACTAATACCTGTATTACCGCTATAAGTTAGATTTAAACTCATAGAGGTATTGATAGGAATAGTGCCTCCACCAACTCCTAGTTGTCTATTTTTGAAAAATCCTAATTTACCACTTCCTAACGGCATTTTATTCTCCTAAGATGGTGGAGTAGGCCATACTACTCCCTCTGCTGTTGCTAAATCGTCATCTAATCCGTTAATTAAATCTCTTAGTGCTTGTCTGTATGTTGCCCATTCTGCCTTTTTACTATCACTTAACGGACTATCAGCCGCTTGAGTCCAATCACTTCCTTGTAACATACCATTTCTTTGTAGTCTGCATGAAGGTTTAGGTGTATTAATATTCATGTTGTCTGTGTTACTAACAATACTAACTGGGTCTGTGCTAGTGTCTATTTTATAACCATTTAGATTATTAACAATTCCTTCCATACATCCAGTATTGCTGTTTGCGTTGCAATGTTTCATGGCTTGTGATTCCGTTAAATTTCTACTAGCAGTAATTACACCAGTTGTTGTGTTGTAAAATATATAATGTTTTCTTTCCATATAATTTTAAAGGTTTAAAGAGTTAAAAACCTATCTCCTTTTGTAATTCTTATCATATCAAATTTTAGATTACTAAATGATCTTACTGCACCGACTGCCGAATCTATATCTGTATTACCATACAATATAACATTTGCTTCTTTAGGAGTATAAATGAAACCAGTTGTAGGTTGACCTAACGCGGTTACTATTGCTCTGCCAGATGCATCTGATATATTAATTTTTTCTGTTGACACACTTGGAGGTGGTGCAGAAGTTTGTCCTATTATCTGAAAGCCTACGCCGCCCGGGCCACCGGTGCCGCCTCCATAACCAAAGGATTGTATATAAGTATTGCCTTGCAATGCATTGTTTGCCAGATAACGTTGTTCATATATAACATCACCGCCATGTCCAAAAGAATAATTAAATGATCCAGACGCTGGCATTTGTCCACCAACTTGTCCCGAAGCAATTATACTGTAGTCACCTTCATCAATACCTTTTAAATCATAGGGAAATGTGTTTGTTATTTTTGATCCTGCACTTCCTAAATCGTTTGACCCTAAACTACTACTAACAACACTATTATTATTTGCTGGTCTATCTTCTATTTGCACACCAGCACCAATATCACGTAATTGTTGTGGTGTAACTGAGCCTTGTGGTTTAATAAAAAAGGCACCACTTTCTTTTTCTGGTGATACCGCACCTGTTTTTGAATCTTTAACTCTTACTTTGGCTTTGATGTTGCCTTCTGCTGGTCTACGTTCAATATCATAATATGTGTTTATACCAAATTCATTTGATATAATTGGAACTCTAATTGTTTCGCCTGGAGTAAAGTGGTCACCTGCACCTACATCATGACTTCTTACAACATTTAATTGTGGTGTGCTATTAGTAATATCTTCATTTGTGGTTACTACTTCAATTGTGTCTGCAGTAACATTTGCTGGTATTGTTACACCAACATCGAATAAACTACTACCAACACCACCCATAACTGGTAAGTTTATAGTTGATAGTGCTACATTAGGTGTTTGCACTACCCCGTTTGCATGTAGAATATTACCTGTGTTTGTTGCTGGACTGTCTACAACATTTATGTTAGCAATAAGATTTGCAATATCTAAGTTACCCCAATTTATCCACCAATTATTGATATTAGGCAATCCTACGGTACCATCACTTTGTATATCGTTGTGAGTATAAATGTCATCACTGTATTCTAACAACATAACTTTTGCACCCAGCATTGCATCTGATGTTTCTATTTCTGTAACACGCATAACTCTAAATAATTTGTTTGTAAATCCATATAAACTGTTTGTAACTTTAACTACATCACCTACATCACACACAATAGCACTATAGTCTGCAGTAAAGCTCAATACAGTACTTGTTCTTGCTTGACGTAAGTCAATGTTTGCTAAGTTACCTACTCTTGCCCGGTCGTTAACTAAATTAAATCTAGTATTCAAAGGGTTATCGGGCTCGTTGGTGTTTCTATCACCACTTGGTGTTGATATAATTATGGTATTTGTTTGGTCTTTTTTGGTTACACTTGGATATTCAGCATCAATACTGTTATATAAACTGTATAATTCTGTGCTTGTTATTTCAATACTGCTAACAATATTATCATCATTAAACACAAATGCATTGGCTTGTTCTGCCACAGTTGCCGCTCTGTTTGATATAATTTTAAACTTACCTTGTTTGGCATCATAGGCAAAATAGGCTTGGCAACTTCTACATATTTCATTAATGTTTGTTTTTACTGGAACAAATGTGCTTAACATACCATCTACTTGCCATCTGTCATGTGTATCACTACCACCAGCGGCTGTTGTATAGGCTACTTGGGCATTTGAATAGTCATAGAGGTCGTTAAAACTGTTTAAATCTAAATCAGCATTACTAAGCCCAGCACCATATCTATCGTTACGTAGATAGTCTAACAGCACGTTACTGGGTTCATTTAAACTGTTGTTGATGTCATATGTTATAGCACCTAAACCTTGCAATCCATTTTCAGCATCATAATCCATTTCTATAATTGAATAAACTAAACCTTCGTAATTAGTAGAACTAGTAATAGTTGACATTAATGTTTGTGCGGCTACTTTGTTGCTTGTTGGAAATATTTGATTTACACTACTTTGTGCGTTACCGGCAAACACTCTACAACGTATTTTGTTTGCAATAACAGTTGTGTTTGTAGCATTTGGATCTGTTGCACTAATAACATTTGCACTACCAGTTGCAAAGTTTAACTTAGCATCATCTCTGTAAATGTCATTAATTGTTATAGTACCACTATCTGTTTGTTCACCAATAACCATACAATATACCATTGTGTTGTTTTGGTTTTTAATTTCTGCATCAACAATAATTGCACCAGTAAAACTTTGTCCGTAAAATACTGGCACTCTGTTGTCTGTGCTTGGGGGTAATTGTATCTTAACACCTGGATCTTTTGTATTTTGTTGTTTAGGTGGTTCCATTACACCTAATGCTTTTGCAGTTCCTAAGGCTAAACCAGCACTAATAATACTAGTTACAATAGTAGCGGCTATACCACTTATACCGATTGCTCCTACGATTGCTGTTGCTATTGCTGTAAATACTGCCATCTACACACCCTCATATATATAATTTGTTTCTATAGGTCGCCAACCTCGTTTTTCTAAATCAAAGTCTGGCGATATCTCCATGTTTGTGAGTGTAAAACCTTCTATAATTTTTTTGTCTACTAGAGTTTTACCTATGTTCACATATTCTTTTAGTAATCTATAACCCAATGAACTATGTCTGTGTTCTGGTTCTACCCACCATGCTACTTCTTTCATTGTTTTTATTTCTGGTAACCATGCATCGCTTTGTATTTGTGCTATTAACATGCTTACTGGTTTGTTGTCTTTTATGCCTAGCAGTATGCAACCTTCTTTGCTAAAACTGTCTAATAACCTTCTTATATAAGTGTCATTGTATTGTGGTTGTTGTAATGCATTATATGGTGAACTGTTGGCAAAGTTAATCATCATTGCCATTATGTCATCATAGTCTTGTATGGTTGCTTGCCTAATCATATTACATGTGGCCTATAAATCCAAAGCCTCCGAATCCACCCATGCCTCCGCCAAATCCACCGCCTCCATGGTAGCCACCACCGTAGCCCCCACCGGCTCCTGCTCCGGCATTGTATTCTTTACCAAAGTCAAACTGAACATTATGTAAGTCACTTACTCTGGTAAATGTAGTATCACTTGCAAAATGTTTTTGTCTATCTGCTAAGTTTGTTCTTTGTCCTGCTGTTTTGTTTTCTAAAATAGTGTTTATACTTGCACATGTTACAGTTACACTATTGGTGTTTTCACCTGCAATAATGTTTGTATTTTCTGCAATACTAAAGTTTGTGATTATACCGTTATAACGTTGGAATATGTTTGCACTATCAACAGTCATATCATCATTAAAAAATGCTCTGTGTATTTTTACAACACCACCTTTTACTTCACTGTTTAAAATTAAACTCATATAGTTTTGGTCACTTGGTATACCACTTAAACTTAAATTAATATCACCGTTAGTTGCTTTGATGTCTTCTGCTATTTCACTTACACCTAGGAAACTACCTAGTTCTGTGTAATCATTACCATCATATGTAATTGTTTTGTATGCACCACTTAGATAATAAGTTGTGCTACCTATTGTAAGGTCAACCATCATGCAATGTTGAATATGTGTTTTGCCAGTAACTGGTGCTATTGTTGTTGCCATTATTGAACTACCTCTACTAATTCGAAGTCTTCTGTAAAGCCTAATCTATTATGTGGTAGCACTTGTGTTTTTGGTTTCTTAACTAATTTTAAATGGTACCTACAGTTTGTTCCTACTCTTACACCACCACTTGTTAATGCTACACCGTCTTGTGCCAGTACTGGTCTGTGAACTGGGACTGTAACACTACTAGCATTCCAGGCAACGTTTGATGTAACATTGTAAGGATATCTATATGTTCCTGTGTTACCCGCTGGTTGTATAACATCACCAACAACAAATAAATTGCCTCCTGGTGCGCCAGTTACACCTGCGGTGCTTATAACTAAGTTTGCTGTGCCTGTGCTACTCATTACTAATTCATTAACTTGTGAAGTAGATGCACTACCTTGATAACTTGTTATGTAGTTTAAATTAGGATTACTTGCACCTATATCAACATTAGAACTTACAATAACGTCTAATGCGTCTAAGGCTTCTACAAGATCCCTGTTGTCACTGTATACTAATCCTTTATGCATTCCTACTTTAAATCTATAAGGTATTGCATTCACACGTTCAGCAGTAAGTATTCTTCCACTTCTACTAACTGACGATGCGGCAACTTTTTGTTTGTTTATTTCTAGATAAGTTGCATTATCTATAATTGTTTGTAAACTACTCATTATGCTGGTTGCCTCCTACTGCCTACCCTAGTTACGTTAAATAAAAACTCTGGATTTTCTGCTAATCTCTCTTGGAAACTTCTTGTGTCAATTGCATTTATATTGTAGTTAACTGTTGTTCCACCTAATCCTGATCCACCGTTGGTCATTTCATCATTTGGTATAACTGTTCCGCTTTGATTTGGAACAAATAATTCGGGGCCCTCTTCGCCGACCACGTATGGGGTTCCTGCTTTTGCTGGTCCACCATCTGCTAGTCCCATAAGTCCTAATATTGGTCCTGTGATAAACTTTTGTATAAGTGCTTTGGCTAACACTTTCTTAATATGGTCTGCTAGGTCACTAAAACTGGCTTTACCTGTTAATACTGCATCAGTAAGTGCATCTTCTAATAGTTGTCCTGCTTTAATAAATCCATCTTCTAATGTTTTAACAGCATCACCTATACCACTGTTTCTTAATTTTTCTTTCATGTTGTTAAAGAAACTACCAATATCTTCTAGTAATAATTCGAATGTAATACCAATAAAGTCAGCAATACTAAGTGTTGCCTTTTCGGCATGTTTTTGTGATTCACTAAAGAATTTGTCTATTCTATCTTTACCAAACACTTTGTTAAGTGCCGCATCTAGGAAATGTATAGTTCCTCTAGTACCTGTTACAACAACTTCATTTATTTCTTCTGCTACTTCTGTTGATTTACCTTTTAGTTTTTCTAATACACCCAGTAATCCGTTAAGGTCTTCTTCTGATATTTTGCCTAATTTAAACAATCCATCGTCGCCAATAGTTTTTAATCTTGCTTTTAATTTATCTATAGCGGCAAGTCTTTCTGCATCATCAATTATAATGCCGTCTTTGCCTAATACTTTTTCTAATTCTTTTTTAACATCTTCGCTGACTGTTTTAAACTGTAGCATGTCCATAATGACACCACCGAAGTTTAGTTGTGGTCCGAAGTCTAAATCAGTTAATATTTCTAGTGCTTCTTTAACTGCATCTGCTTCAGTTCTAAAAAATCCAAATCCTTTAGCAGTATTGATTACAAGCATTGTTAGGTCAAACATTATGTTATATAATGCGGCAACTGTTCTTACTATTTTTTGCAATATAGTTAAAAATTCTTCTTTTAAATATTGTCCAAATTTTTGGAAGCCACCACGTGCTTTTGCTTCTTTAGTAATTGCTTCTGCAAACCCTTCTACTAATTCTGTTAATGCTGGTGCTAAACTTATTAACAATGCATTAGCGGCTCCTGTTCCTACTGCTTGTAGTTTTGTTAAACTGTCTTGAAGTTCTTCTACTTGTTTGATGCTACTTCTATCTAATAATATTCCTAATTCTTGAAACTCTCGAAACATCTCCCTAAGGCCTTCACTACCATTCCTTAAGGTGTTAACTAACTCAGCACCTTCACTGTCGAACGCCTTAAACGCAAGTGCTAGTCTTTTGGATTCATCTTCTGTGTCTGCAATACCATCTGCTAATGCAAATAAGGCTTGTTCGGCACTCATTGCCCTTATTTCTGCGTCTTTTAATCCTATTTCACGTAATGCTGGACGTAATTCACCAACACCTTTTTTGGCTTCACCTAATCTACGTGAGAAACGTCTAAGTGCTACACT